TAATCAAGCCAAACAAGAACGCATCAAAGCTGGTTCTAAGGAAAAGATGCGTAAGGTTGGTTCTAAAGGCGCTCCTACTGAGGCGGCATTTAAGGCTGCGGCTAAGACTGCAAAGAAGAAATGAAAACTCCTGCTTGGCAAAGAAAAGAAGGAAAATCTGCTTCCGGTGGCTTGAATGCTAAAGGAAGAGCATCGTATAATGCAGAAACAGGTGGCAATTTAAAAGCACCAGTAAAGTCGGGAGATAACCCTCGTAGGGCATCCTTTTTAGCACGAATGGGCAATATGCCTGGCGCTGAGATGAAAGATGGAAAGCCTACCCGACTTTTACTTTCTCTTAGAGCTTGGGGTGCATCGTCCAAGGAAGACGCTAGGGCTAAAGCTAAAGCGATTTCTAAGAGGAACAAATGAGACCAATATCTGTTGGAGTCGAGCCTACTGCGGCAACATTGACTACTGTTTATACAGTACCAACAGGCTATTACGCTAAATTTACTGTCATGTACATCCACAATACTGGTGGATCAACAAAGCACATTACAGTAGTTTGGTTTGACGCAAGTGCCAACACCTCTTACGATATTCTGACTGAATACAACTTTACTTCAAAGAATTACCTTCAATTTGATGGCAATGCTTACATTGTTTTGGAAGAAGGCGATAAGATTCAAATAACAACAGAAGCTGGAAGTACTTTCAGTTTTCTAGCGACCTTTGAGGTTGAAGGAGCATCAAGATCATGACCTATTTACAGTTAGTTAATGATGTGCTGATCCGTTTACGAGAGACTCAAGTTTCTACAGTAACGGAGACATCCTATTCCACCTTGATTGGCAAGTTTGTCAATGATGCCAAGCGTCAGATTGAAGATGCTTATGCGTGGAATGTTCTTGGTCAAACAGTCACTATCACCACTACTGCCGGTACTTACATCTATTCGATGACAGGTGCTGGTCAGAAGTTTCAAGTGATGGATGCTTTGAATACTACAGCGAATGTTGGTTTGCAGAATGTAAGTTTCGTGCAAATGAATCGTTATCAGAACTTAGTACCCGCTATCAGTGGTATTCCTGAGTTCTACGCTTTTGATGGTGTAGATGGTAATGGAGACACTAAAGTAGTTCTCTATGCCCGTCCTGATGGCGTATATAACATTCCTTTTGCTTTGACTATTCCTCAAGCAACTCTCTCCTCTGACAGCACTTCAGTCTTAGTTCCTGATGTTCTGGTTGTTCAGAATGCCTATGCTAGAGCCTTGGTTGAACGTGGAGAAGATGGTGGTTTGAATTCCTCTGAAGCATATCAACTGTATCGTTCTATGCTTTCTGATTACATTGCTTTGGAAGGCACACGCTATCCAGAGGCTCAGGAGTTTGTAGCAATATGAGCCAAGCACTCCAAACAGCCAGTATCTCAGCGCCAGGCTTCTTTGGTCTGAATACTCAGGACTCGCCATTAGATTTGGCTTCTGGCTTTGCTTTGGTTGCCACAAACTGCATCATTGATCAGTATGGTCGTATTGGTTCTCGTAAGGGTTGGGCAAGGGTTAATTCATCTTCTGGAAACCTTGGTGCTAACGATGTTGGTGTTATTCATGAGTTAGTTCAATCTGATGGCACTCTGACAGTTCTGTTTGCCGGAAACAATAAGTTATTCAAGTTAGATGGCTCTAATGCTGTTGTTGAATTGACCTATGGGGGGGGTGGTACTGCTCCTACGATTACTGCGAGTAATTGGTCATGTGCTTCCCTCAATGGGATTACTTATTTCTTCCAAGTTGGTCATGATCCATTGGTGTTTGACCCTGCTGTAAGTACATCTACTTATCGCAGAATTACTGAGAAAACAGGTTATGTAGGGACAGTTCCTTCTGCGAACATTGCTATCTCTGCTTTTGGTCGTTTATGGGTTGCAGATACTTCTACAGACAATGTAACTGTTTACTTCTCTGACCTGTTAGCCGGTCATATCTGGAGTACAGGAACAGCAGGAAGTTTGAACATTGACCGAGTATGGTCGAATGGTGCTGATGAGATTACAGGTTTGGCTGCTCACAATGGCTTCTTGATCATCTTTGGTAAGCGTCAAATTCTTGTCTATGCCAACGCTACTACTCCTACTACTATGTCTCTACAGGACACTGTAGGCGGTATTGGATGTATTGCTAGGGATTCTATTCAGAGTACTGGTAAGGATGTTCTATTCTTGTCTAACTCAGGTGTTAGATCATTTGCCAGAACGATCATTGAAAAGTCTGCTCCTATTGGAGACTTGTCTAAGAACATTAGAAGTGACTTCATGTCGGTCATTGCTAGTGAAACACTTACCAGTATCAAGACTGTTTACTCAGAGACAGAAGCCTTTTACTTGTTGACCTTGCCTACTGTTAAAGAGGTTTACTGCTTTGATACAAGAGGTCAATTACAAGATGGTTCTTTCAGGATCACTAACTGGAACTCTATTGAGCCTACTGCTTTGTTATCACGCAGAAATGGTGATTTGCTGATTGGCAAGAATGGATACATTGGTAAGTACAGCACTTATCAAGACCATACATCTTCTTACAGGATGCAGTACTACACAAATCATGCAGACCTTGGAAATGCGAATGTCACTTCCTTGTTGAAGCGTTTGAAAGTGGTTGTGATTGGTGGAACAAACCAGTATGTCACGATGAAGTGGGGCTTTGACTTCAGTACAAATTACTTGTCTGCCAATGCTTTGATTCCAGTACAAGGTATTTCTGAGTATGGGATTGGTGAGTATGACATTGCTCAATATTCTGATGGTGTTGCTTTAAATACCTTGGTAGTACAAGGTAGTGGTAGCGGTAAAATTGTTCAAACTGGCTACGAATCAAACATCAATGGTTCTGCTTTATCTATACAGCGCATTGAAATTCAATCTAAAGACGGGAAAATGTCGTGAGTAACTATACACAATCCACCAATTTCGCTACCAAAGATTCATTACCCTCTGGTGATCCATTAAAGATTGTCAAGGGTACAGAGATCAACACTGAGTTTGTCAATATTGCTGTTGCTATTGCGACTAAGGCTGATCTAGCATCTCCTACATTTACTGGTACTCCCGCTGCCCCTACAGCATCTAGTGGCACAAACACTACTCAGTTGGCGACTACTGCTTTTGTTACTGCGGCTTTTCAGGCTATGTACCCTGTTGGCTCTATCTACATCAATGCAGGTGTTTCAACTAACCCTGCGACATTGTTAGGCTTTGGTACTTGGACAGCATTTGGTGCTGGTCGAGTCATGGTTGGTTTGAATGGTAGTGATACATCTTTTGACACACTAGAAGAAACTGGTGGTAGCAAAGATGCAATCGTTGTTAGCCATACCCACACTTTCAGTGCTACTACTGGAAACATGAGTGCAAATTCAACTCATGCTCACCAGATGAAGTACACGGACATTACAAATGAAGCACGAAACTTCAGTACTGATAACAATGATTCTGCTCAAGGTTACGACTTAACTGGATACGATGCTTTGAATACTAGTACTGTTGATTTGCAACACACTCACACTGTTTCTGGCACAACCGATTCAACTGGTAGCAGTGCAACTAACGCTAACTTACAGCCATACATTACTGTGGCTATGTGGAAACGAACAGCATGATCACTCATCATTTCAGTGATGGACTGTATGCCAAAGAAGCCGTATTTGCGGAGGGTACAGCCATTCTGAAACACACGCATGATTTTAGCCATTTGTCTATATTGGCAAAAGGTAAGGTTGCGGTAATGAAGGGTGATGAAGTAGAAGTTATAGAAGCGCCAGCATGTGTTGAGATTAAAGCAGGGTTAACACATGGAGTTAAGGCGCTAACAGATTGTGTTTGGTTTTGTATTCATGCCACTGACGAGAAAGACCCGTCAAAAGTGGACGATATTTTGATTGGAGTTTAATATGCCATTTATTGCAGCAGGTGCATCTCTTCTAGGTGGATTGTTAGGTGGAAATTCAGCTAAGAGAGCCGCACAGACTCAAGCTGATGCACAAGTAAAGGCGGCACAGATTGCCGCTGATGAAGCCCGTTTCCGACCAGTAGGAGTTACTACTCGTTTTGGTTCATCTAACTTTACGACTGATCCTACGACAGGTCGTGTAACAGGTGCTGGCTATACGCTTGATCCACAACTCAAAGCGATGCAAGATCGTTTCCTTGGATTGGCGGGTACTGGTTTAGATCAAGCGGCTGCGGCACAAGGTCAGTTTGCTCCTTTGGCAGGTGCGGCTCAAGGTTTATTTGGTTTAGGTCAACAGTACATGGCTCAATCTCCACAAGAGGCGGCACAGCAGTACATGGCTAAACAACAAGAATTGTTAGCCCCTAGCCGTGAGCGTCAATATGGTGCTTTGCAAAACCAATTGTTTAACACTGGTAGGGGGGGGTTGGCTGTCGGTGGTACTGGTGCTAGACCAAGTGGTGCGGCAGGTCTTGGTGCTTCTAATCCTGAGACAGAAGCCTACTACAACGCTTTGGCTCAACAAGATGCTCAATTGGCTTCTCAAGCAATGCAAGCTGGTCAACAACAAGTAGCCTTTGGTGCGGGATTGTTTGGTACTGGTGGTAACTTGCTAAACCAAGGTTATCAAGGTCAGGTAGCGGCTCTTAGCCCATATCAAGCCTACTTACAAGGTGCTACAGGACTAGAGAATCTTGGACAACAACCATTGGATATTGGCGCTGGAATTGGTGCAAAGGTTGCTAATCCTGCTGGCGCTCAAGCCATGTTTGCAGGCGGTCAAAACGCTGCTAATGCAATGTTTAGAGCAAATTCCTACAACCCAACTGCTAATTTCTTGTTAAGTGCATCACAAAACCCCGCTCTTATGCGAGGTGTTAGAAATGCTTTCTCCCCAACCTATAACTATGGTGCTTTTGGTGGTGGAAGCGGTACATTTGGTGAAGGAGAATACTAATCATGGCAGAAATCGTCCAATCATTATTCGGTGTAACTCCCGAAATGTATCAACAAAGCCAACAAGCCAGAATTGATGCACAAGCACTTCAATATGCTCAACTAGACCCATTTCAACAAGCAAGTTTTGGCGTTAGCCGTGGCGCTAATATGCTTGCTGGCGCTCTTGGTCGTAGTTTTGGTGGTGAAGACCCTGAAGAAGCCAAAATTAGAATGCAACAACAATTGCTTAGTAGTATTGATTTAGGCAATCCAACAGCATTGATTGAAGGTGCACGAAAAGCTAATAGTATGGGTTTACCACAATTAGCATCTATTTTAGTTGATCGTTCAAAGACTTTACAAGAAAGTATCGCCTTAACTGGACAGCGTACTGCGGCAGAACAAGCCTCTTTAGCGCAAGCGGATAAAACACGATTGACTATCAAACAAGAGGAAGAATTGCGTGATAAGTTATCTAAACTTGTAAATCCTACAGAAGAAGAAATTCTTGCTGTTGTTACTCAGTATGGTTCTCCAGATAAAGTTATTTCTTCATTGACACTTAAAGCTGAAAAAACTGCTCAAAGAGAAGCCACTCTTACATTGGGTCGTGAGAAAATTGCGGCTAAATTGGAGTCTGATCTAAGACAAGCAAAAACTGATTTAGAAAAAGAGCAACTACGGATTGACGCTAGAAAAGAACTTGCTCAATTAGTTGCTGGACTCAAAGGGCCTAGTGCTGCAGTTATTAAAGCCCAAGAAAAAGCAGATAAGGTTGAGGAGGGGCAACTTGCTTTGAGCGATACAATTTCTACCGCAGAAACCTTAGTAAAAGATTTAGCCAAAATGGGTGGAATAACAAGCACGTCAAAAGGCCCTCTTGCAAACTTGGTTACATCATTGCAAACAGGAACTGTTGGTCAAATGGGTGGTCGTGTATTTGGCACAAAAGAACAAGCAAAGCGTGATGAATTAAAAAGCATACGATTGCAATTACTAAATGCTGTAAAAGAAGCAACTGGAATGAGTGCCCAACAACTTAACTCCAATGTTGAATTGAAAACATACTTGGATTCTCTTGGTAGCGAAGGTATGACAAAAGAAGCAAACTTAGCGATATTAGATAATCTATCAAGGCGTTACCTTAAAGGTTCTATGAATGCCCCAGCAAAAGGTGTTGGAACTGCTCAAAATCCAATCGTTTTAAAGTGAGGGATAAAAATGCCTGTATACCAATATGAAGGTAAGCATTACGACTTGCCTGATGGTCTTAGTAATGAGCAAGCAATTGCGAAAATACAAGGTTACTTAGGCAAGACAGTTACACCTGAACCAGTAGCTGCCCCTATATCAAACTTGGAGTTGATGTTTGGCGCTGGAAGTCCTATTGCCAGAACAATTAAAGGTGCTGTTGTTGACCCCGCATTGGCTGTTAATCAGTTGTTAGCAAGTACGGGTTTTTTTGGCAAAGGTATTAAGCAAGGCGCAACTCAACTTGTTAGTGATGTTGAACAATCAACCACTGAAGGTCGTGCAAGAGTTGGTAGTAGTGGTTTCGACCCATACCAGATGCTAGGAAATGTTATTAGTCCTGTAAATCGTTTGGTTGGTGTTACACAAGCACCACTCCAAGGTGCGGGTTTAATGGCTAACTTAGCCCGATCTGGAAGCACTGGTGCGGCTTTAAGTGCTTTGCAACCAGTAAATGCTCCTGTAGATCAGTTTGCTGAACGAAAATTAGAGCAAATGGCTACGGGCTTTGTATTAGGCCCTATTGTTGAAGGTGGTGTAAAAGCTGTCGGAGGCCTTTTAAATACACTAAAAGGTTTAACTCCTATTGGTCGTCAAGATTTCATGCAAAAACAATTGAATGAACTTGCTGGACCTGATAGAACAAAAGTAATTGAAGCACTGCGTGATGCAAAAGAATTGGTAAGTGGTTCTCGACCAACTGCGGCACAAGCAATATCTGATATTCCATCAGCAATTGAATTTGCGGCAGCACAGAGCAAACTTGCTAGTAAACCAAAAGTAGCAGGTCAGTTTCAAGAGCGTTTAGTGGAACAACAAGCGTCTAGGGCAAGAGAGATTCAATCTATTGTTGGTACTGAAGCACAGAAAACTGCTTTGATTGCTGAACGGGAAAGTATAACAACACCAATGCGAGAAATGGCATTACAACAATCCAATCTTGCAGGCCCAATCTTTACTAAATTGGAAAAAGAAATTTCCGATAAATTTAATAGCTTGGCGGCTGCTGAACAAACTGCTGCAATGACTGGTTTAGCGGCAACTACTAAGCAAAATTTAGCAACACAGGGAAAGCCTGGCTGGTTGTCTGCTGGAGATATTGCTTCTGAGGCTGCAGGTAGAGCAAAAGCATATAAAGAACTTGCAGGAACATTGCGTGGTGAAGCGCAACTTAAACAGTTTCAACTTAATAGTTTGGAGCAAAATGGATTTTTTCCATTAAGAGCAAGTGATTTAACCGACGAACTAGACAAGGCCATTCGTGGAACTGTATCCGACCAAAGCAAATCTGTTTTGCAAGGCATAAGAGACAAAGTTGTTTCTAAGGCTGATGAAAACGGCTTGTTAAATAGTCGTGATGTATATGAAAACATTCGAAAAATATCAAATCAAGATGTTGCAAAAATGCTTAATCTTGGTGATCAATACGCTTCTGGTGGAATTCCTCAACAAGCGGCTAAAGCGTTGGGCAGTGCAAAGCAATTCATTGATGCGTCATTAAACAAGTCATCTGATGGTTTATGGGGTAAATATCTCACTTCTTATGCGGATTACAGTAAAAAACTTAATCGCATGGAAGTTGGAGATTATTTGTCCAAGAGCTTAAATACACCTTTAGGGAAAGAAACTGCGGGTGAATTTGCTGCGGCTGTTGAGAATGCTGCCGGAACAATTAAGAAATCCACTGGCATTCCAAGGTTTGATAAATTGTCAGATGTTTTGACACCTAAAGAAGTTTCCTCTGTAAATAATGTATTAGCAGATTTAAAGCGGGATTCAAAAGCAAAAGAACTTGCAAGAAAAGTTGGTGCGCTTGATATTGGTGGCCCTGAAATTCTAAAAGAAGCCCCACAACTGTTAAACAGAACATATACAGTAATGAAAGCCGCTGTTGAATACTTACAAAGAGGTAATGCAGAGGCTTACAACAGACAAATGGCTGAATTAATGATGAACCCAGGTGCTTTGGCTCAGTTTATGACTGTTGGCATACCAAAAGGTAAAACGAATGAGTTTGTTTCTTCACTAATGAAGTTAATGGATGATTCAACAAGATCAGCATTTATTCAATCGTTTACAGTACCTGCTGCGGCTAAAGAAGTTGGGGATGCACAACTTACTATGGCTGAATAATGAAATACTGGACTGAAGTAATTGCCTCAGTCCTGTTTCTTTGTTTTGTAATTTTTTGTAGTTATATTGTTTTGTGGGCATTCCCGTGATCGCCTTTCTTTTGGCGGCAACCATAGAATACCGATGTATTAAATGGACTTGGACAGGTGATGTATACAACCGAAGGGTTGTTTGCCTGAAGTGGGAGAGAAAGAATGATCGATCCAATAAGCGCACTTAATGGGCTACAAAGCGCCATTTCGATGGTTAAGAAGGCGAGTAAGGTCGCCAATGATTTAGGCTCTCTAGCGCCCATGCTAGGCAAGATGTTTGACGCTAAGAGTCAAGCAACTAAGGCAATGCTTCAAGCTAAGAACTCTAAGAAGGGTTCTAACATGGGTGCGGCTCTACAGATTGAGATGGCACTAGAGCAAGCCAGAGCCTTTGAGGAAGAACTCAAGATGCTCTTTATGCAGACAGGCAAGATCGATGTCTGGAACAAGATTAAAGAGCGTCAAGCAGAGATGGACAGAGATGATGCCAAGGAAGTGGCTGCTCTAAAAGCCGCTGATAAGAAAGCCAGAGAGCGAGAAGAAGAACTCCAAGAGTGGGCAATCATCATTGGTGGCATTGTTTTTGTTTTGTTTTTGGTGTTCATTGGTATCAACGAATTGATGAGTTTGTGTCCTAAAGGCGGGTGCGGAAGATGAACGAGTACCAGAAACAATTTGATATGTTTCTAAAAGTCTTCATTTATATGTTGGTGGCGTGGTGGTTTCTAGGATTCTTGAGGTTCTTGCCTGATGACTTGTCAAACAAAATTGTGGCTCTTCTACTGGGAAAGATTGGGTTATGAGAATAACGACTTACCAACAAAATGCCAAGATGTTGTCAGAGGCTCACCGAGTGATCCACCAACAGAATATGCAGAGACTTGCAGAACTGAACAAACAAGCAGAACAACAACAGAAGTGCCAAGAGATAAAGACTCAATGGGTTAAGTCTGTGGATGTAATGGCATGAGATATTTACTTGCAATTTAATTTGACAAGAGTAAAATGCGAGATGCCAAGTGGCGGTAACTACTTGGCATCTCTAACCTAAATGATGAAAGGACATCAAATGGCTGAAATTAGTTTATCACGAGAGCGTTTGTGCGAGTTGCTTGAGGTAGATACCGAAAAAGGAATCTTTACTTGGCGAAACACAATGGGTGGAAAAGCACAAAAAGGTCAGCAAGCTGGTTCAAAGCAGAAAATTGGTTATGTTTTGATAAGGCTTGACAAGAAAGATTACTACGCACACAGGTTGATGTGGTTGTATGTTTATGGTGCAATACCACTATTACAGATAGACCATATAAATCGAAACAAAGAAGATAACAGACCTAGCAATTTGAGGTTGGCAACACAAAAACAAAATAGTGAAAATTTGTTTAGACCAAAACAGAATACATCAGGGTTTCGAGGTGTTCGATTTGAGGCTAGGCTGAAGTCAAAACCTTGGTCTGCTTGTATAACAAACAATTACAAACAGAAGCATTTAGGATATTACGCAACGATGGAAGAAGCGATTATTGCAAGACAAACTGCTGAAGATGCACTTTTCACACATCACATAAGACAATGAAAAAAATTATTCTGGTTATTGTTGCGTTTTTTTTGTCTGGTTGCTTTGAAGACAGGTACCGGTATTTTTGCCAAAATCCTGATAACTTTGTCCATGCTAACTGTCAAAAGCCTAAGTGTTTGTTTACCCAGACTTGCCCTGAATACTTGGTAGCCCCTATTCTTGAAAAAAAGGTTAACGATGCCCCAGAAACAAAGACTAACAATTGAAGAAATGGAGACAATGGTTTGGGGCTTTGTGGTCATTATGGTCACATTGATTCTCTGCTTCATTGTTGTTGCTTTGCTCTACTCAGTCACCTTTGTGACACAGCCTATTAAAAGTATGGCCCCGATTGACATGGCTTATACCAAGATGCTCAATGACATCGTTCTACTGATTGTTGGCGGTATTGGTGGAGTTATCGGTAAGAAGGGCGTAGGAACGGCTGTAAACGCCATCCAGAACGCTGTAGCGCCTCCATCAGCGCCTAGTCCAACTCCGACTAGCCCACCACCAGCCCAAGCGCCTGTATCGACATGGACATCAACAGGATCAGCACCTAATTGGCTAAACTTTAAGAATCCTGACCTTGATGAGTCTTGGACACCTCCTCCTCCTCCAACAACACCACCTGAGTTATTGGAGGATGACCATGAGCGTGAACAATTGGCATTGGCTAGAAAAGAGGCTAACTGATGTTTGGCATACCATTACCTTGGTTACTGTTCGGACTCTGTATAGCCTTGTTTGGCACTTACAGAGGTGGCTACCACTATGGATGGTCTGACAGGGATAAGGAAATGCAGATTGAGATTGCCAGGAAGAATGAGGAATCTCGTCAAACTGAACAAAAACTCAATGAGCAATTGAACACTACTGCTAGTAAACTTTTGGAGGTTAACGATGTTGTCAACAAAAAACAAAGTGCTTTGGACGCTGCCATTCGTGCTGGTAGGGTGCGCCTCCCCACCGCCAGTTGTCTACAAGCCCCCGCAAGTGCCCCCGTTGCCACCACAGATACAAAAGCAACCAGTCAACCTGACAGACCGACTGACACAGCTTCTGATGCCGACAGAGCAACCCTCCAAGCCATTGCAGAAATAGTTGCACAGGGTGATAAGAATACTGCCGCACTCAATGCGTGTGTGGATTCGTACAATCAGATGAGAGATTTGCTAAATGGTAACAAGTGATCAACTTAAACAACTTCATATCGGCCCTGAGTGGTTAGATGGTTTAAATGCCACTTTTGAGCGTTTTGACATTATGAATCCCCTTAGAAAAGCGGCTTTCATTGGTCAATGTGGGCATGAATGTGGGAACTTCAAAATACTTGAAGAAAACCTGAACTATCGAGCAGAGGCTTTACAGAAGCTATGGCCTAGAAGGTTTGATGCTACCAAAGCACAGATGTGCGCTCGTAATCCTAAGTTGATTGCCAATACTGTTTACTCTAGTAGGATGGGAAACAGGGATGAGGCTTCTGGTGATGGTTATCGGTTTAGAGGTCGTGGGTGTATTCAATTGACAGGACACGCCAATTATTACCATGCTGGTCAGGCTTTAGGGGTGGATTTTGTGATGAATCCTGATCTTGTGGCAACCCCAATGTATGCCGCACTCACTGCGGGATGGTTTTGGGACACCCATAAGCTAAACCAATACGCTGATACCAAAGACTACAAGACCATGACCAAAAAGATCAATGGTGGCTTTATTGGTTTGGCAGACAGAGAAAAGCACATTGCCCATGCTCTCTCTGTCCTTGGTTAAGTTTTCATGTTCCTTACATAAGCAGCAAAACTCTGTGCTGTGTCGCCAAATGGCATTTTGTCAAACTCTAGAGCAACTTCCTCTAGTACATGGTTTCTTTGTGATGGAGAGACATAAACATCAAAGTGGTATGGCTGCCCTAAGTCTCGCAATATCTGTTTACCAAGATTGCTTTGCTTTTCAACATCGTTAAAGGCTTCGTCTTCCTCTTTTGTCCATTCAGTCATGTTTGTCCTTCGCTTCTAGTTCCTCTATGCGTTTAGCCATGCGTTGTATTTCTTCAACCAATACGGCTTGCGTGTCCCAATCAGGATTAAATTCATTTGCTTCTAATGCGGCTTTAATGGCGGTGAATGTTTCTTTGTAAAGAACTTCGCCAGTGTTTTCGTAGTGTTTCATCCCCAAATCTTCCAACGCCTCCAATGCTAATTTAAGTGCTTCTGTCTGTGTCATTTAGCACCCCCGTTAATCCGATTCTGTTTAAGGTGTACGCCTGTTACTCTTTTTAACCAACAGGCTTGACAACTCCACTTATGTCCAATCTCAATTCCTCCCTCTGGAGGCTTTGATGTGTCGCACATGTTGCAGAACTTGAACTTATTAGAGGCATGAACAGCACCTAAGTCGATTGGTGGCATCATGCTTGTCCCCTTATTAACTTTGCACACGCTTTTGATGCAAACTCTCCAACTGGTGTCATTTCTTGTGACAGTTCTTCACACAACTTTGCGCACGCTTCACGCTCATGCTGTGCTACTAGCTTGGCAAAGTGTTGTATTTCATTTTTGTAAGCAGAGATTTCCCAACCATTCAAGCCAGACTGTTTAGCCATCTCAATGATTTCATCTTGTGTCATGTTTTCACCTGTAAAGAAATAGGAACATAGATGCAAGCCCTGTCTTTACTGTTGGTACAAGTAACATAAGAATCACTTAGCAAGCCATATCGTCTACAGTTTTGACACTTGGAATCTGGCTCTTTTGGTAAACAACCAAGAAGTTTTATAAGGCTCATCTGATTCTCCTGAGAGGGACTTCTACTTTCTCTGGTGGAGGAGGAGTCATCTTCTCCGATGGTGGAGTCCATCCATGCTTTTTCCACAGTGCCTGGACATCCGATCCTGACTCCCATTTGAAGTCTTTGGTCGGTGTAGATGGATAGCTGATCTTTGAATGTGGAGGTAAAGTCATTTGATAACCCTCATAACTCTTTGGCTTCTACCTGTACTAGACTTGCGTCTTTCACCAGTATCCTCAATGAAACCTTTGCGGATTAGTGGTGCATATCGTGGGCTAATTGTTTGTATGCCATGATTCGGAAAATGGGTCATCACATCATCTGCAATACATCCATTTGGATACTTTGCAATGACCTCATAGACCAATTGCTCTAACTTGGTTGAATCAACCCGTTCAGCAGCATCTTTGCTTGTATCAGGGTTTTCTTTGCGTGCCAACTTAAATGCTGGTGTACCAAAGAATCTATCCATTGACTGCTTCATGTTGTTAAAAATATCATTCATCATTGACTCCTATTAGGTGAGGTACTCGCTGCGTCTTGTAGTACTGCACCTTATGAACTAAATCACTTGGCTGAGTATCTTCCACAAGCATCCGCTTTCCCTCGTTAAACTTACTTTTTCTTAGTTGTTTTTACAACTACGACTGTTGGAACTTCTTCCAAAATAACATTGATCTCTTGTCCCCTGAAAAAAATCACATCTGTTAAACAATGAGATTCAGGGTCTACATCATTTAAATCCTCAAGTGCAAGATATGGTGACTTTCCATGTCCTACATAAGAATTTGGGCTGATAGCAAAATACATTTGTTTCTCCTAAAAAGGAAGTGCATCATCATCAAAGTTGGTCGCTTTAGACCTCTCTGAAGGCTTTACCATTGGCTCTTTAGGTGAGAGTGCCAAACCCATGAACTTTCCACTCTTACCTTCTTTAATCCATGCTGACAACCAATAGTCTTGACCATTTACTGTGATGTTACCTTTGTATTCTGGCGCACGATCATTGTCTTTTTTGTCGTTGCGAAACAAAACGCCTGAGTTGTCTCTTACCTGTCGATTATTTTCCATGTAACACTCCTTTGTATGCTGAAAACTCTTTATGCAACTTGTTTGTTGCTTCTAATGCTACTAACTCTGCTAACTCTTTATCATCAAACCTGCCAAAGTTATAAAGTATTGAATTAACTCTTAATGCCACTAACCATTTTTTATCTCTTTTGTGCCACATAACTCCTTTCATTCCACTTGTATTTCTTGTACTAATCTTTTGATTCATACAATTTTGTGATTTTGTTGCAGCTCTTAAATTGTCTATTTTGTTGTTTAACTTATCACCATCTATATGATCAACAAAGTCAGGCATATATCCATAGTGATACAAAAATATAACTCTATGTGTTTTATGAAATTTTTTGTAAACGTGTATTTTGTGATATCCAGTTAATGGATCCACTGATCCTGCTGGACTTCCAACTTTTACACGATTTGCAGTTTTAATTTTCCAATACAAGACTCCATCTTTGTAATCAAAGCATTCTTGAACGTCTTTTTGCGTAAGCATGGTTCACTCCATCAAGTGTCATCAAGGAAGTTATGGCAGGAAATGATGAGTTTCTTTTCGGGCTGCAGACCCTAGCCATGCCACCATTTTACAGCTCTTTAGCTTTTTTCAAAGAACTTCTTACTTTACTAGGAAGGAGTGTCCACAGAGCGACTTTTTGTTCGCTATCTAGGTTCTCTCCCTCCAACTTAACCCAAGCTGCCTTGGGATCACCTTGCTCACAAGTAGCAATCAGATCAACTGCCATCTCTTGCAAGTACTGTAATTCCTC